CCCGCGCCGGCCCGGGAACCAGGTGGCGGTACAGCGTCGCCTGGTCGCTGTGGGTCGCGGCCGTGGTCCCGAGGGCGCCACGCTCGACAGTGAGGACCCGAGGGGCGTAGATGTCGGCGCCGTTGGAGTGGGCGGCCAGGACCGTCCCGTCCCAGGCGCGTTTGACCGTGACCGTGGTCCCGGACACATCCACCACGAGCATCCGCTCGGAGTCGACCAGGAGGACCTCGCCGACGGCAATCTCGCCGGCGCTGATGCCGGTGATCGTGTTGGAGCTGGCCAGCGCGGTCAGGGCAGTCGTGTTCTGCCCGGTGTCGACCATGGCCCGCTCGGTCACCCGGAGCCGCTCGTCGTCGACACGGAGGATGTCCCCGACGCCGACCAGGCCGGAGTCGCTCACGGTCACGGCTGTCTCGGAGTCGTCCAGGGCCTCGTCGACCAGGCCGGCGCCGGCCTCGTTGTTGGAGTGACCGAACAGGCCCGTCGCGGCGATGGCCCGCTGGTGGGTCGACCCGGCGGAGAACGCGGCCGAGGAGCTGAGGTCGACCTCGATGCGGTTGTACGGCGGGCCGCTGTTGGCCGGCTCCAGGAAGTAGTCAGAGCTGGCGATGGTTGTGCCGCCGGCGACGAGGCTCGTGAGGCTGATGACCTCGTTGGCGTCCAGCCACAGCCTCCAGGAGGTCCCGTAGGCCCGGCTTGGCCAGTCGAAGTAGCGGGTGGCCTGGACGGGCCGGAACGTGCGGGCGAGGCGCTTCTCGACGAGCCTGGCGCCGGTCTCAATGGCCCGGTCGACCTGGGCGATGTTGCGGGCCGTGAGCTTCACGTCCAGGGCCCGCATCACGTCCTCGCGGGTGCAGAGCCACGTCGGCGTTGTCATCGGTGTCCTCTCACGCGCCAGCGCGCCATGGCAGGCCGGGGACCAGGATGTGACGGTGGGCGCCGCCGGCGAGGCTGAACGAGAACCCGGCCGGGTCGTCGCCGACGGTGACCGTGGTCCCGGTAAGGCCGTCCTGGTCGGCGCCGTTGCCGGTCAGGTCGAGGACCGGGTCGCTCGTGCTCGCCTGGTTGAAGGCCCACAGGGCGACCGGGGCGAGCGCCGCCCACGCGGACAGGCCGGCGCTGAGGGTCTCGACCTGGGTGTCGTCCAGGGCGACATCCCACACGCCCATGGCGGCCAGGCTGCCGTGGAGGCACTCGGTACTACCGACGCCACCGAAGCGGCCCATCCATGCCTCGGTGGCCGGGTTGACGCTGGCCGAGATGCCGCCGGCCTCGTTCGCGTGGGTCCACCCGGGCGTGTCAAACACGTACTTGTGGGAGCGCACGCCACTGACGCCGGGCTGGTTGCGAATGGCATGCAGCATCCAGCCTTCGGTGCCGTCCCAGTCTGAGCATCCGAAGTTGCCAGTGGCGGTCGAATACCACACGTTGCCGTCGTTGTAGGGGTTGACGTTGAAGACCTGGGCGAGGCCGGCGTCGGCGACGAACAGCAGCCCGGCCTTGTGCAGGTTCACCGGCTTCCAGACGGCCGCGAAGGTCAGGAGCGAACCGTCAAGGGCTACGAGCGCACCCGGCTCGAAGTGGATAACGTCGTCGACCCCGTCGAAGGTGCGGACGGTCACCTCTAGTCGCCCACCCGGATAGAGCCCTCGACGGTGCCGCTCACGATGTCGACGTAGATGCCCGTCGTCGCGGCGATCCCGGGCGAGTAGTAGGCGGCCATGCTCTCGTTGGCGGTCAGAGCGATCGTGTCGAGCAGCGTGCCGTTGGCCGAGTCAGGGTCGTCGTAGATGCGGATGACCGCCGTCGAGCCTGCCGTCTCGCGGACAGCGAACCCTCGGTAGTCGGCGGTCGCGGCCCGCACGGCCTGGTCGCTGCCAGTGAGGGCGACCGCCTTGGTTGTGGGGCTGCTCATTCAGGTCTCCAGCCATCGAAGGGACAGAACAGGCCCCCGTCGGGGGCGGTGCGGAGCGGTTCGCCGTCGTTGGGGCATGCCGACGGTGGGCGGAGCTGCTCGTCGGCGGCGAGCTGCTCGCGCTCTTGGCGGATGGCCAGGAGCTGCTCCCAGGCCATTAGCCGTCGTCCGCCGGGTTGTCGGCGCCGGCTGTTGCTTCGTCGTCGACCTGGAGACGCATCACCAGGTCGGGCTTGTTGCCGGACAGCGGGAGCTGCTCGGCCTCGTGCCGGCCGGTGTTGCGTTCGCGGAGGAGCTGGCGCAGCTCCACCACGGTCCGCGAGCCGTAGTCGGTGTCCGGGCCCGGCGTAGGGTCCTGTCCGACCTCGCCGGCCGGGTTCAGGTCCTGCGCCGGGCCCGGGGCGCCATGCGCCAGCTCGCCAAGGGCCGGGGTCGGCCGGTAGGTCGGCTCCCGGCCCAGGTGAATCTTCGGCATCGGGCCCTCCTCGCCCTCGGTGTAGTGGTCCGTCGCCGTGCAGTTGGGGCAGCGCGGTAGGCCCAGCGCGAACCGGGTACTGCAACGGCGACAGACCAGCAGCGGCATCGGCTAGGCGTTCGGCTGGGCCAGGGACTCGGGGGCCCGCTGGACCTTCAGGTCGAACATGATGTAGAGCGCCGCGCCAACGTGAGCGGTGCCGGGGTCGGCCACGTTCACGCTGATCCACTCGAAGCCGTCCGAGAGCTGCTCGGACAGGACCTCGATGACCACCAGGACCTCCAGGGCGTCGTCCCAGGAGGCATTGGTGACCTCGCTTGCGGCGGCCTGGGTCACCTTGGACCAGGTCTCGTCGCCGTCGAGCGCGGCCTCGCTCTTGACGTAGTAGGTGGCCACCACGTCGAGGTCCTGGCTGTTGCCAGCCGAGGCGGCGTCGTGCTCCTGCACGTCGAAGGTCGGGTTCTCAGCGGCGGTGCCGTTGTTGAGGTAGCCGACGATGGCGACCCCGCCGTAGTTGCGCAGGTGCAGCCGGTGGCCGGTGTTGGCGCCGGCGGCCAGGTCGACCGGGACGATGGCGGAGCCAACGTCGAACAGTCGCCCAAGTGCCTTGGTGCTCATGTAGTTCGTTCCTTCCCGGGAGGGTCGTTACTGCCTCCCATTGAGCCGCTCTGGGCAGGTTGAGCCGGCGCCGACCCGTGAGCCGACGCCGGCCAGGAGCTAGGCCTGGGTGGCGCCCAAGGCCACGAACGGGCTGAGGGTGGCGCCGCCGTTGCGGGGAGTGATGGCGGACGCCAGCCACGGACGCCCGTCGACCCGCTCGATGATGCGGACGGCGGTCTGGTCGTTGGCGAACTTGTAGTGAGGCGAGGTCTCGAACTGCATCGCCTGACGGTCGCCGAGGAGGTAGTAGCCGAAGTCGACCAGCGAGAGCTGGTTGGCGTTGGTCACGGCCGGGACCTTCTCCGTGAAGATCACGGGGCGGCCGAGGATGGTCATGGGCGGGCCGCCGGCGATGCCGTTGTTGAGCCACACGGCCGGCGAGCCGCTGGACAGCTCCATCTGCGCCAGGGTCGGGAAGGTGTCGATGGCGGCGATCCACACGGCCCGGCTGATGCTGCCGGGCAGCATGCGCGAGAACATGGTGGCCACGTCCTCGAACACGATGTCGGGTGTGCCGCCGGCCTGGGTGACGGTGATGAGCGACCCGCCGTTCAGGTAGCCGAGGGGCTCGCCGACGCCGGAGCCGTTGATGAAGGCGTCGTCCTCGAAGTAGGCGATGGCCTCCGGCCAGAGCTGCTCGACCAGGGCCGCGAAGGAGCCGATGGCGTCCTGGAACAGCTCGTTCGGCACCTCCGAGTAGCCGGTCAACTTCTTGGCGTCGAGCACGACGCGGCCGAAGCTGGCCTGGCTCTCGGTCAGGGCCCCGGACTCCTCGGTCCAGTAGCCGATCATGCCCCCGTAGACGCTGGTGGCGTGCGAGGAGTCGTCGATGGTGGGGAACGGCACGCGCAAGCTGTCCATCGGGATGACCCGCGCACGCGGCCGGACGATGGCGGTCTCCAGGGCGACGCTGAGCAGCTCGCTCCGGAGCGTCTCGGGGATCAGGAACCCACCGTCGGCCGGCACGGTCGAGCCGTAGTCGTTGCGGATGCCGGTGAGCTTGTCGCGCAGCTCGACGGCCTGGGGCACCTGGTTGCGATACCAGATGCTGCGGAGGTAGTCCTCCATCTCCAGGTCGTGCTCGGCCAGGACCTGGTCGACGCGGGCCCCGGGGGCGCGGCGGCTGTTCAGGCCCTGCCGGCGGGCGTGGCGGCCCGCGACCGGCTGGGCGGGGTCGAGGTTGACCCGGCGGACGGCGTTGCCCTGGTTGCGGAGCCACTCGCCGAGGACCCGCTCGGTCTGCTCGCGGACCTGGGTCTCGATGCTGGTGTCGGACTCCTGCCGCGCCGCAACGTAGTCGCGGACGAAGTCGCCGAAACGACCCTCCTGGATGAGGGTGACGACCTGCGCCTGGTCGTGGAGGGTAGCCTCCAGCTCTGCCAGGGACGGCCTGACGGTGGTCTCAGGCATTGACGAACGCTCCTTTCAGAGCTGAGACGGCCGCCGCCACGTCGAACGGTGGTTCGGCGGGGGCGGGGGGCTCGACCACCACGTCGGCGGCGAGCTGCGGCGCCGGCGCCAGGTGGCGGCCGGCGAAGTGGAAGGCTGCGGCCACGTCCCAGGCCGGCGTCGCCGTGGCGGCGACATCCTCGGTCTGGTCGTCGTCGTCGCTGTCGGCGGTCCGATCAGCAAGGCCGGCGTCGACGGCTTCCTGGGCGTTGTACCAGACCTCGGCGACCATCCGGTCGCGCCACTCGGCCACGGTCAGGCCAGCGCGGGCCGCGTAGATGCCGGCAATCTCGTCGCTTACCCGGTCGAGCAGCCCGGCCATCTCCCGGTGGTCGGCCGCGTTGCCCACGGTGAAGCCGAGCGCGTCGTGAATCATCATCTGCGTGCCGCGTTCCATCGTGATCGTGTCGCCGGCCTGCGCGATGAAGCTCGCGGCCGAGGCGGCGAGGCCGTCCACCACCACGTCGACGACGCCGGTACGGGTCCGGAGGAGGTTGTAGATGGCCGTGCCGTCGAACACGTCGCCGCCGGGGCTGTTGATCCGGACCGTGAGGTCCTCGTTGGCGTCCAGCTCGTCGAGCTTCTCGGCCACGTCGGTCGCGGTGATGCCGAACCATCCGCCGATGGCGTCGTAGATGCGCAGGACGGCCCGGCCGCCGGCGGCGTTCGCGGGCCGGGGGACCAGCTCCAGCCTTGGCCGGCGGTCCTCGGTGCGGGGCGGCTGCGGCCGGCTGTCCCGGTTACGGAGGTGGCCGAGGACCTGGGCGAGGACCTCGCGGGGGATCTGACGGTCACGGGGCACGCTGGCCCTCCTTGCGGTCGTTGGCCTGGATGAGCCCAGCAACGGCCCTCTCCAGGGCGAGGATGGCGCCGGCGTCGGGCGGAGCGTCGTCGCCTGTGTCCGGATTGCGACCGACCTCGAGTGCGGGCTCCGGTCGGGCCCAGGTCATCGGGGGGAGGCCGAGGAAGGCGAGGACCTGGGCCGGGTCGAAGCCTTCGGCGATGAGCTTGACGGCCATGTCGACGGCGGCTTGCTGCTCGCGCAGGTCGGCCTCACGGTCCGGCGGGACCGGGTTCTCGTAGTCGAACTCCAGGTCGGTCGCGCCGAACAGGGGGAGGAAGTCGCTGTTCAGGGCCTGCTTGATCCGCTCCAGGCGCTGCGTGACGACCCAGCGGGCAAAGACCAGCTCGCCGGCCTCGGCGTTCGCCCGGTTGATGTCATCCACGGCGCCGAGCATCGGCTTGGGGTAGCCGAAGGCCTCGCGGATGATGTCGCGGGAGACGGTGCGCAGCTCGCCGAACTGGAGGTCGCGCATGCTGAACGCCCGGTCGACCCATTTGCCCTGCTCGATGACGGCGACGCGGTGGGCGTTGCTCACGCCCTGGTGCTGCTCACGCCAGCGCAGGACCATCTCGTCGAACTCGTCGTCGGACAGGCGCCGGTCGACCTCGATGATGCCGCCGGGGCTGGCGTCGTTGCGGAAGAAATTGCGGTTCCACATGGCCGAGTAGCGGTTGGCGTCGAGGTCGACGAGGAGGCTCTGGACGGGCCCCATGCCCCGGTAGGGGTCGACGGGGTTGGGGGAGCGGAGGAACACGACCTCGTCCAGCTTCAGCGGGACCGTCTTGCCGGAGGCCTCCCGGTACTCATAGCCGGCGAGGTATCTGGTGGCGTGCGGGACGGGCAGCATCCGGTCGGGGCGGACCGGCCACACCTCCAGCGGGAGCGTGGAGCGGTCGTCGCGGCCGACCACCCACCACCCTTCCCCGCACAGCTCCAGGTGCTGGCTGAAGACCTCGACGAACTCCTGGCGGGTCATAAACGGGTTGGGCTGATTCCACACGTCCAGGGCCCAGTGGCGGACCACTTCGGTCCGGGTGTCCTGGGCGGGCCCGTAGCGGCGGCGCTGGTCGGTGCTCTTGCGGTACAGGTGCCACTCCACCGACGAGACGCTGTTGGCGATCCGGGAGACGATGGTGAACAGGGTCCCGACCGATCCGAACTGGTTGAGCATCGCCAGCGGGTCGACGACGGGGCCCGCCGCTGTGACACCCAGGCCGGTCCGGGGCGCGAAGGACACCGGCGCCCGGTCCAGGAGTGAGCCCAGCGGCGACCTCACCGGCGCTTACCTCCGTCGGCGGTGAGGTACTCCAGGACGAGCAGCGAAAGCCCGGCTGCGGCGAGCCCGGCCGGAAGCGACACCGACCAGGCTGCCGCAGTCAGGCAGCCGAACCCAGCTAGGGAGAGCAGCGCGGTCCGGGCACGTGGCGCGGCGGCGACGAGGCGGGCCGCGAGAACGGCGAGGGCGGCGAGCAGCGGCCGGCGGCCGTCACGGACGGGCCGGGCTCGCAGCCTGGCCAGCTCGTCCTGGAAGACCCGCATGGTCGTCACAGCGACGCCCTCACGAAACAGTCCTTCGCCTCCAGGAGCTTGCGGAGCCCGGTGGTCAGCTCCGGCCCGTCGGGGAGCATGGCGAGCTGCTGTTGGGCGAGCAGGCACACCGGGGCGGAGATTCGCCGTTGCGGCTCCGGGAGGTGCCCGAACTCGAAGAACCGCATGATCTCTCGTGTCGCGGGATGCCGGCCTTCCAGCGGAACCGTTGTCATGCCATCCACCTCACCCTTGGGCGCCCGCCGAGGTCGCGCTGGGCGACCATGTAGCGGAGCGCGTCGCAGCCGTCGTCCTGCTCCTTCACCGGCTGCTCTCTGGTCTTGAAGTCGGCCCACACATAGCCGGGTAGCTCCTCGGCGGTGCAGGTCGGGCGGTGCGCCTCGACCAGCTCCGGGTCGCGGTACACCCGGGCGTCCTTGAAGATCAGGACACGGCGGTCGCGGAAACGGGTCTGGACGGCGTCGATGCCCTCCAGGACCCGCTTGTCGGCCTTGACGGTGCCGATGCCGAGCGCGTTCTCCAGGGTCGCGCGGCCCTCGGCGTCCCAGTCGCAGATGACCTCACGCGGCCGAGGTTCCGCCTTGCTGTAGGTGGCGATGTCCTCGGCGTGCTGGTCGACGGTGCGGTGGGTGCGGAACAGCTCCCGGTACAGGTACAGCTTCCCGTCGCCGTCCTCCGCCCACCACTGGCACACAAACGGGTGGGTGTAGCCGAAGTCGACCGTCCACCACCTGGTCCAGTCCGACGGGATCGGGAAGGGGTCGATGACGTGGACGGCGGTGTCGAAGTGCTCGTAGATGACACCCTCGGCGGCGACCCAGCGGCCCAACAGGAGCCGCTGGCGCCGCACACCGGTCAGGGCCTCCAGCTTCTCCAGGTAGCGGGCCCCGTCGGGGGTCCGCTCGCCATCCTCGTCGTACAGCGCCGGATTGTCGGTGTGCAGGCTGTGGAGCATCACCGTCGCGCCGCGCTCACACCGGGCCTTCAACCAGTGTGTCGGCGTGTCCGGGTTGCAGTCGGCCAGGAGCTGCTGGTAGGGGAGCCGGCCGTAGCGCAGCCGGGTCGTGAGCGCCTCCCAGTCCTCCT